GATGTTAACCGGCAAGTTTTTAGGGGTCAGGATATGGCGAATTAAAAGTGCGTACGTACGGATGGGTTTCTGGGAGGACAGCGCGGAACGAATGAGTGCCTTAGAGTCGTCCTGCTGAGCCCACGGCAACGGTTTTTTCTTATCGTCGAGTTTCTTAACGTGGCTGAACGCTTTGCCCATCGGCACCACGTCAGTACGGAACTGGGAGATGATGATCTGCATATCACCATCGATGGTTTTTTCCGCAGCATCCCAGTCTTCGACTTCATCAATCATCTCACGAGAAATCAACGCGGTAATAAAACCACGCATGAACTGATCGTTGTACTTCGCAAGATGATAAAAATCACCCATGTAAACAAATGCCGCGCGAGTGAGCGGAGAAACATTTGATACATAGTGTTCGACAAACTCCATTCCCTCTTCATTCTTGAAGTAAAAGTCCGCAGAGTAATGAATCACATCCATCACTTCTTCTACGGTCGGATAATGAAGCTCGTACGTATCCATACATTTCTTGAAGCTATTCCAATCGGTTAACGTTCCGATGGACAAGAAATGATCGATGATACGTGACGGTGTATCGTAGTGGCGATTACCGCCTAATAAACGTTCGTTACCTGCGTTACCGAATGAGGTTGCAGTACGGCAGGTTGACGTTAATACAGAGTGAGACGATTGGTTAAAGATAATCGTGTACGGAGAAGAGAATGCGCCTGACATCCCGTTGTTCAGGGTCTTGACTGCGTTCTGTTCATTCTTTTTGTTAATCTGTAAAACTCTATTACCTGCTGCTTCGGCAGCAAACATCTCTTTTTTCACCGCTGCACGTTTAGCTACGTTAGCGGCAGTGAATTCTGATAGCTTGGAACGTTTGATGTGTTCTGGGATATAAAACGTTAACGACGGTGCGGAGATAATCTGTTTATCGATTACGGTTTTAAACAGTTTATCAACAGTTGTGTATTTCTCTTCACGGTCTCCTGTTTTCTGATTACGCACCCACATCTTACACAGTGGTGATTCGGTTGATAACTCACCACCAGGTGCCAACATCTCGTCAACTTCTTTACGACATAATTCCAAAGGGTATTTTTGTGCGGTTACGTTGTGAATGTATAGCGCAACCTGCTCACGATAAGCATCGTTAATATCGATATCACGATGGTACTCGTCTACCGATAAACGAAAAGGAGAATTGTATTCCACGGCTGTCCTCGAAAAAGGCAGTTTAACTCGGCTATAAGGATGGCAGGTAACGTGAAAAAAGAAAAAAAAAATAAACCCTCTCCGAAGAGAGGGTCTTAACTTTAACCGGCTTCGTTTTCAATGATTTCGATTTCGACGTCATTGAATCCGCGTGCGTTGAGCGCTGCTACCAGATCGTCTTTTTCTTGTTTGTTGTCCAACTGAACCACAAACCGTGCAGTGAGGCTTTTCACCACACGAACTTCACGTACCCACGCATCCGCAGTGACGCCGATGCGGTTACTGGAGTCCTTAAACAACATGTAGTTGTACGCGGTCAAATCGTTAACCGGTTGTCCAACCAAAGACGAGTAAATGTTTTTCTGGATAGCGGCTAAATCTTCACCTGAGTTTTTAGCGAGCTCATAACCCACCTTTGACGCGAGCACACGGACTCGCGTTTCGTTACCACGTAACGGGGTATCGTAAACGATGTTTACAATTGAACCCGGTTCGATGTTACTGAAGTCGTACATTTTTCACCCTTTCATTTTAATCAGGAATGTAAATGACAAGAACAAACTACCCTGACCATAACCCGGATTATAGACTTTAATAGCAAGTTCCAGTCCAGAGACTTTTCCCTTATGCGCTGTACGAAACAGTTCTAAAGCAGGTCGACATTTCTCGTCAAACATTCTGACCAGCTCCTCACGAAACGTCTCAACAGCGTGCTCACGAAGAACATCCCAAGAGGAATCGCCTTGCAATTTACAGAACTCGTAAATTTCCAAAAGTGGCTTCATGTCATCGAGAACGGCGTCTGTATAACAAGTCTCCATCATTGACATGAAATTCCACTGTCGATATTCCTTATTCAACCCCTTTAGGTATTTATCGAGTTTGGCTAACTCATTCTTGTTACCAGGAAACTTAATCGTACCGGAACGCTCGTTCAAGCATTTGTTGAAAATGCGCGTGACGTCATCGGGATTTTCAATATCCGTAGGTAATGAAATCGTTAGCTGGTCAAACAAATTCATCGATTTTATCAGCAACTCTTTATAGAAGTCACCGCCGGAAACATATTCCAGTAAACCTAAATTCGGCTGAACAAAGTGATCGCCACGCACTTTATACATTCAAACCTCTACTCGAATAAAACCTTTTCCCATCTCTTTCATAAACAAAGAGACTCTCGACCTTTTTGATCCTTCCTCTGCGGTATAGCCGCTTTCTCGCCACAAACTCTCCACCAACAAACGTATACGATGGTAGTCGATACCTTTATCAATCTCTTCCCACATTAAAGAATGCGAAAAGATAATAACCTCGTCTTCAGGATACATTTGTGACAACTGGGTGAGAATAAAATAGCGGTTGGGCGGGATGAACGTCAAAAACGTTTCACCCTCGCCCATGCGTTTAACGATAGAGCGTACCGATTCCTCAGCATACTTCGCCAGAAACAGATACGCCAAATCAGGTTTCACTTTACATTGATCCGCCATTTTAACTCGCGAAAGCAGTTGGTCCCGAAAGAACACTTCCGAAACTTCCATATAGAGTATCATAACAGATAATCACCAATTCGCTAAAAGACTCACCTGACCAGTTTTCTAACTGACCTGGGAACATAGAGTTAATAAGTCCGGCTAACCCTGTTTGTGATTCCAATTCACGACAGAGAATATCGGCAGCGGTTCCGATTGCGAGAATATGTTGGTCCTCAGTACCCTGCGTGGAAAGGAAGCTAATACTTTCTACCGTAGTACCTGGGATGGTATTCTCATCATACGCAACGGTCATCACCATTTCTTTAAACAGTTCAGGATTACGGCTTTTCACACCGATAATGTACGCAGTTGCAAAGTCCTCATAGAGTCGACGTATATCGTACTCTGATACGGTCAACCTGCTTGTTTCGAGAACCTGCACTAAAACTTCGCGCACGGCGTCGTAGAACTTCAACCTACCGTAATCAAGTACATGTTGTGCTACGTGAAAGTAGTATCTCATTAGCCCATCTTCCCTGCCAGGTTACCAAGCAATAACTCTACAACACTGAGAAGTCCAGTCGACATCGTTTGAATAGCCTCAGGGTTCTCGAATTCGGGGTATTTTACCTGTTCGTAACGAACCAGAAACTCCACAGCACCAGGCTTATTGGCACAATAACGCGCGCCTACCCATGTACCAAAACGGGTGAACCAATGCGGGTGACTAGAGACCGCGAGTAAGTACGCTTTGGCCACATCTTGAACGGCCTTCACATAAGTGAGCGCTCTTTCACCCTCAATGATATACCCCTGGGCATTTAACTCGCGAGAGATAAATTCAATGGTACCCTGTATCGCAAAACGATCCAGCTTAGGAAACTCCCCGGTTATTCCATACTGAATCGCATAATTTAGCACTTCGTTAAGATCGGTATTGATTTCTCGCAATATCGAATTGGGATCGAATTCGGTTAATGGACCACAAATGAATTGATAGTCCGGGATAATAAAGTAGCTCTCACGCACCATAAATCACTCCTGTAGTATACATTCGCCATACACCACCACCTACATGAAACAGAAGAAAATCTGATTTCGGTAAGAATGGGACTTCTTCCTCTAAGCGTGCCCATAACGACTTAGAGGCTAACAGCTCACTTTCAATAACATGATTAAGGCAGTAACTGTTCGGTTTCTCCAACTCAACGATGGGATACCGCTTCATTATATCTAAGAACAACTCTTGAACTGTCCGCTTATCGATTTGGAACTTCCGTCGCATCACTTCCAGTCTTACTAACTGTTCGACATAATAGTCCACAGTATCCGCCACATCGAGGTACTGAAGAAACGCTGTCCGTTTAACTACTTTTAGAATCTCTGCGGTTGTCCACGGAAACTCAATAAAGATCGTCATAGGCATCAGTTACCTTCTTTGGAATAAATCGGAGGAAGTGTCCGTCTAAACGAAAGTAGAAACGCCAACCGCGTGGAGGAATCCCCATTTCCTCGCACAACGCGTTTCGTACATAACTCGTTATCAAACGAACATCTTCTTCCGTTGATTTCGGTCTAAACGACCTGACTATCGTGGTCACACAATGAGTATCCCATAAACCGGTCTCTGTAAAGTTCGGAATGAGATACTCAAGTAATGACAGAATCACGTACTTCAGTTGTTCCGCATCTGTACCAGAATACGACGACAACCTATCGTCCGCGAGTATGCGTTGGTACGCTTTATACGTCACGTGTTCGAGTAGGGTAATTCGGATCGTATCTTTTTTCTGGGAAACAGTTGCGGTAGTGGACAAATCGGATATCTTCTCCAACACGAAGCTCCATCATTGCAATCTGGCCACGTGGTGTTAAGTGGGGTTCTATCTCAACCGTAAGGTAAGGATTAAACGGTTGGTTTACCGCTTCGAACCCTTGCTTTACTAATTGCTCAACCTCACACAACAGCACATCGTAACAATCATCAAAAGCCAATCCCAATAGATACGACTTTGGACGTAAAACACAAACTTCACGCTGTTCAAACCCTACGGGTGTTTCGCCAAACACGGTTTGTTCAATACGTAACCGACGCGTTTGAATCGTTTTCGGTGGGCTCATTTTGCCACTGTTCACCAGAAGGTTCGTCAATACAAAAGAATCTGTGTAGTCTTCTAAAAAGTCCGGTAATCGTGTATTAGGCATTCGCGGAATAGAATAAAAAATGTCCTCCAATGCAGTGTGTATCAGTTGTACAGTAACGGCCTGTTTCTCCTTTACGGTCATCCGCAAAGCGGGAGCGTAGGTTGTTTCTTCCACCGCTGCCCAGAAGTTATGATAAACTGTAGCTGGATTGAAGTGTATTTTGACCACGTTTGCACAACTCCGTTTTTGTAAGAAAATGGACTGGAATGGTCACGACCTAAAGCACCGATCATAAACCAAGCGTCCGAACCAAAATATCTTTCTGCAATCTTTAAGCAATCGCTGGGGAGATTGTGTATCCCAGGATAAATCAGTTCCTGCATCGCTGTTAGAATTTCCTCAGGACGATAGCGAACTGAATGGCTAGAGTCTGGCAGAAAACCAAAAAGTACGCGCGTCATTAACTTTAAATACTCCTTTAAGGGAACATCACAGAGATAATATCTATACGAAAAAAGTTCGAGTATAGTGCGCACAGGAAGGGCATGGAGTGTATTTTTTAGTAGTGGTGTAGTTACCCATTACCCGATCCTATGAACCGTTTTACAGAGCTAACAGGAGCACACAATGAGTGTCATCGACTACTGTCTACGGAGAATACGTCGAGAGATTCCAGAACCGATTCTTCGCGCTGCGTTTGTACCCAAAAATCTTCGCTATTACGGTGTTGCGTCTTCCTTAGACAACGAGATTACTGAAAAGGTATTTAAAGAATACCTTATCCCAGAGGTCTCCCGTCTAGGTCAATACACCGAAATCGACCTCCAAGGTTTACCTTTTGAGAACGACACCCAGGATTACTACTCACGTATCTATTACCTGGATGACATTAAAACCGGGGGTAGACCAATACTGGACGTCCATATC